TGGGCCTAGGTAGTTTTCACATTTTTTATTGTTGCGGCTTGCAGCCGCATCAAGTGTAAAGCCAAATTCTTTATCAAGTGCGTTGTATAGGGCTGCTGGTGTTCGCCATGCTTGATCTTTGCTACTGTGTAGCGTTTGCCATGTTTTGCTTGCCTTGGGCATGATGTTGCCTCCTGGTCATATTTTTAGGGTGTTGTTTTGCTTCTGCTTACTTATAATAATGGTGTGTTAGTGCTAGGGGTAACTATTGCTGTCATTTAAACATTATGTGTGTGTGTGCCGTAGCAGCTTGGCTTTAGTTAAGCCCCCTAGTGATCGAGCTGCTGGTAACCCTAAAGCGGTGAATATATACGCACCGCTTTGCCTAGCTTGTGGGATTTCCTTTGCAAGCCATGGGCCTGGAAACAGGATTGGCTAAAAAAGTAACGCGCAACCGTGTATGTTTTGTAAGCGTCCTTGTTTTGGCAGGGGCGCTTACTTTGTTTTTGGAAAAGCCTTAAAAGATAGGTTTAGTCCTACTAACAACCCGTAGACAAGTGCGGTTTTTGCAGTGGCTGCCCTATAGGTAGTTGGTAGCCCTGCTTAGGGGTAAGCTCCCCGTTTTGCCCTTTGTAAGGATGCCGCTGCGTCAGCTTTCCTTGTAGTGGGGTTTAGTTGGCGCAGCAGCCCCCCTCCTACATAGATCTCATGTGGAAAGGTAAAATTCTACATGGGGTCTATTTGTACAACAAACTACCAACCAAAAAAGAAAAGGGTAACAAAATGTCCGTGCTAGACGAGTACTTTGAAGAATGGATAAGTGAGATCGCAATAGGAGCAATGCGCCTAGAGCCAGCAGAATCCTTTGACAAAGCCATAATAGGCATTGGGACCCAATTCGACTCTGACTACTGCATAGTGTACAGCACCCCTAAAGTTTTAAAGATCTTAGAAATGAAAAACAACTGGACAAGCAAAGAAGCAACGGAGTGGTTTCATTATAATATCCTTGGCTATGCTGGAATTGGTACCCCGCCAGTATTTGTACAAACTTTATGGGGTGGGGTTTGATAAAGCACCTTGATAGGTTGTGGCAGTGGATGACTCGCCACAAGTTAAAGACTGTTTTCTTATCTGGTGTTGTTATCGATTTTTGGGCAAATTGGTATAGTTATGCCATAGTCCATGATTGGATATACCTACAAGCGCCCTTGGGGTTCTTACTACCTATTTTGAACTTCCCATTTATACACTGGTTTATTGACGAGCCAGATATAAAAGAGAGATTCAAGATGACCATAGTTACAGCGTTTGCCATGATGCTTGGCTCAACAATAATGTTGTTGATGATCCGATCAGGAACGGGCGTTGGCACAGATTTTATTCAATAGGTTGCTGCTGTATATTTGTAGAATCTACGGGGTGCGCAATAAATATTGCTATACTTAGGCAGCGTGCGTTAGATTGTAATTGTAATGCGTAACAAACACCCTAAACACCCCAAACACCCCACTGGGTGTCTACCAACCTGCACTAATAAGCCGACTATGTTGGTATTTGGGCAGTGGGTTTGCGCTAAGTGCGTAATGGCTCTAATTGCTGGCAAGGTAACGCGCCCATGAAAACGCCTACGTTTAGGGTGGTGTTTTCTGTTGTTAGGCAGGGGTCTTTTGCCCACTCATACCATTGGTTAGAATTGCCAGCAGAAAACAGGGCACAAGCAGCCCTAACCGCAAGTAAAGAGATGGACGCCTGTTTGGGCGTACTTTTTTCTAAGGTGTATAGGGTTGAGCTATTAGAGCAGTTAGGGCAGCCTAACAGTACCCACCTAACAGAAACCCCCTTTGCGGCTAAGGCTTTCCTTTTTAGAAGGAGTAGGCTAGAAAGCAGAGGCGTACCGCTAGAGCCATTAGCCAAAGGCGTAAACATATTTGAGGAAGAGAAAATGCCAATATACGATTTCAAATGCCCAAAATGTGAAAAGAAAACAGAAGTAATTCAAAAGTTTTCAGATGCAGGGCCAACCTGCTGTGGGGTGGAAACCAAGCGTGTAATTAGCACAACGTCTTTCGCTTTAAAGGGGAGGGGTTGGGCTTTTGATGGTTATGCAATTGGGGATGGGCGCGAGAAAAAGTAATGGCACAACTACGCGATTTATACAACCACCACAAAAAGCATAATGAGGTTTTGTTTTCGCTTTCATCTCAAGGCAACAAGGTTTGGTTTGGTATTGTTGGTGGCCCAAAGAAAGGGCTGTGGCTTGTTGAGTACGGGAAAAGTGAGCAACCGCTAGAATGGGCCGATTGGGATATGTTTGGATGCAGCGATCCTAAAGACTGGACAGAATGTTTTACGCTGGTTTGCGCGGTGTTTAGCAAATTGACAGGCGTGGCTACGCACATAAATCAATTACACGATGAAATAGCAATTGAAATGGTACCATAAATAGGGCATATAAAATAGACGCTACGCATTTTGCGCAGCTAAGTAAAGCAGGTAGCGTGAAGATCCATATATCAGACAGTGACGAAGTATTATCAGTTGGGGAAAACGATATAGCTTTAGTTTTTAAAGAAGATGGACTATACGCCTATATACCCCTTGAATACAAGCCAGACACAAACCCAATTCCAGTGGAAGTACCAAAGCACCTTGCGCTTGGATTGATGGCAATGTTTGTTGCCGAAAACCACGAAGATTTTATAGACGCAATGGAGCTTTCACGTGTTGCTATGGTAGCGGCCCAAATGACAGAAAAGATAGCTGAAAAGCAGAAGCAAAGGGCAGAAGTTAAAAATAACTTAGATCTTCAACTAGCCCTAGAGGCGGTGATAAACAGCGTAAGCAGTAAGATAGGTGAGGTATGAGCGGTAAAAAGAAGAAAGCTAAAAAGCCCCCAGTTACCTTTGCCAACAAGGCCACAAACAGCCCAGAAGCTTCAATAAAACCTAAGCCTAATGTTGCCGCGCTAAAGCAGTTCGAACAGCTTCAGAGGGAGTCTGATGCTGCCTATGAGGGCATGTTGCTTTGGGCAATGCAAACACCAGATGCACGCAACCAAAGAATGCTTGCAAAAGCAATAGGTGTAAGCGAAGGCAGCGTAAGGTATTGGAAAACCACTTATGGTTGGTCTAACCGTATAGCCTGTGTAAAAGACTCAGAGTACGCAGCATTGCATGTGTTCCGTGAGCGTCTAAAACAATACGTAGGGACAGATAGAGCAGAAATGCTAAGAGCGGCATTAGACATCGTGCTGCATACCGCAGGGTACGCACGGCTAAGGTCAGAAGTCCGAAAGCAGCGTGTAGGGATAGAGCAAGAGCATCCAGAAGACAAAGGTAGGGCAACAGCCTATAAAAGTGAACTAGCCATGGTTGAACTAGATCAAATAGATCCAGGCAAGTACATGCGCGACCTAGCAAGCAGGATCAGGGCAAAGCATTTAAAAGAAGGTGACATAAGCAAGCAAGTTATGCTTATAGATGCCGTTTTGGGGCTTATTGCAAAGCGTATCCAAAGCGGGGAACTGCAAGTAAAGGTTAGCGATATCCCAGGGTTGCTAAAAGCTAGGGCGCTACTAACAGGGCTACCAACAGAACAAGTGGCAGTACATCAACAGGTTGACCACAACCACAATCACAACGTAGTGGTAGACACAGTAAGGATGCAAAAAGCTAAAAACACAGGTAACGATCAAGCCTTAATAGAAGCAATGAAAGAAGACGTAGCGGAGCTAAGTGTAATCTTGAATGCAATACCTAAAGAGTCCCCTGTATTTGATGCAGAAATAACAGAAATAATGGAGGGATAAGCTATGTCTTACCTTATAGACGCAATAAGAAGAAACCTACCGTTTGGGGAAGGAAAGAAGCTACCTGGTCACAAGCATAGGCTTGTTTCTGAAAGGAACATAGCTGGGCCAAATAGCGGTACAGATATAAGGATGTACATGGACGCAGAAAGTTTGGCAAAGCTATTAGACATAGCAAGATCAAGCGCAGCACAACGTGTACAAATGAATAACGTTGGGCTTTTGATTAAAAAGTACCAAGCAGAAGATGGCCATACATTTGAGTCTTGGTCATTGATAAGCGGTACCCCAATACCAGAACGTGTGCCGCTTATTGACGGCATAGGTAAATGAAAGACGAGAAAGATAAAAGCGTAGCCCCAGTAGTGGCTAATATAAAAGAGAAATACCCCCTGCTTGGAAACGCTTTAAAGCACCACAAAAGCACACGAGGCACCCCCTTAACTTTTAAAGATAAACCTTACCTTATAGAGTTGTACTGCGATGCTCCAAACATAGGCTTTGACGCAATGAAGGCAGTGCAGGTTGGTTGGTCAGAATTGCTAATTCAATTGTGCTTGGAAAGGGCGGGCGAGGCGGGGCGCATAGCTGCTTATGTTCTGCCAACTTATCAGCTACGTGATCGCTTTGTTCAGCGGCGTGTACACCCACCATTAGAACAAGTCCATTATTACCAAAAGAAGCTCCCGAACAATGGAGACTTGGGTAGTTTGAGGATTAAGAAGTTTGGTGAAGGCGCACTGTTGTTTTTAGGCAGCAACACCGTAAATGACTTTATTGAGTTTAGTGCCGATGTATTGATCGTAGATGAGTTTGATCGTTGCGTACAAGAAAACTTAGCTTTGGCTAAAGACCGTTTGCGTGCAAGCCCGTACCCACAAATGTATAGGGTAGGTAACCCAACAAGACCCCACTACGGGATAGCAGGGCTATACGAGATAAGTGATGGGCGTAAATGGCACCACGAATGTGAGCATTGTGGTGAAAAGCAGCACTTGGAATGGGCGCAGCATGTTGTTGACAGGGACGCGACAGGGCGCTGGGTAATACGAGACAAAGCCCGCGCCGCAGGCGGGTGGATTCGCCCAATTTGCCGTAGGTGCGGCAAGCCCTTTGAAAGGGTGGCTAAAGGTGGTGAGTGGATAGCAGAACGGCCAGAAATAACAAGGCGTGGTTACTGTGTGAGTCGCTTGGATGTACTAAGTCAAGATATCAGGCCACTGTGGCACGAGTGGTTAGAAGCCCAAGGTAGTGCAGTAAAGCTTTCTGCCTTTTCCACTAGTGTTATGGGCAGACCCTATGAAGCAGAAGGGGCGGCTGTTACTGCGCAGGTTCTTGCTAATGCTGCTATTGGCGATCCAATTGATGTAGCTGGCCACAAGTCTTTACAAGATGAGTTTGTTGTGGCTGGGGTAGATGTAGGCTCTAAAGCTCTGCATGTAAATATAGCTATCTTAAAGAAAGACGCGGATACCGACAAACGCACAAGGGTTGGTAGGTTTGTTGGGACAGTAGCAACCTTTGACGATCTATATGAAATGTTACTAAGGTTCAATGTAAACTCAGCGGTTGTTGATAGTCGCCCAGAAATGAGGATGGCCCAAGCATTAAGAGACAAGTGCATGGAAACAGGTGTGTGTGATTTGTGGTTGTGCCAATTCCACCCAACAGACCGTGTAGGGCGTGAAGCCTATGGTAGAAGGTTAGATTATGGTAGGCGGCTTGTAACTGTAGACAGAACCCAACTGTTAGACGCAACGCTAGATGAGATGCGGACAACCCCACCACAAAAGGTATTCCCAGAAGACGTTTGGCATGTTCCAGGCTGGCAAGATGAAATGGTTGCTTCTAGGCGTATGCTAAATGATCGGGGCGATAAATTCTTATGGGACGAAGGTAATGCAGATGATCACTATAGGTTTGCAGATGCCTACGAGCGCGTTGCTGCTGACATGCTGAATACATCAGGAAGTTACATTACTGAAGAATGGGAATCCTGAAAGAACTGCGCACGGTTTTTGACCTTGGCTGCTATAGTAATGCTGAAGTATTAGGGTAGTTGAAATGAATGATCCATTAGCTGAATATGCAAACTCTAGAGAGTGCCTTTTTTGTGGGAAGGAGTGGGTGCAAGTGTGTGAACAGTGCCCAGGATGCGGTGGTCTTACTGCCCCGCATTCAAAGCAAGGTGAGAAGTTACGTGTTTGGGGTGAAATGCTACAAGGTTTTTTAGAGAAGGGTTTTTCTGTCGATTCAGGGATTATGCACTCTCCAGTATTTCAGCAGCTTTACGAAGCGTCCCATTACATGCAGATTGAAGGCAAAAGACAAGTTACCAACGAAAGCAGGGAGCCTTTTAAATTGATACTTGGTGGAAAAGATACGGGCGGCTAAAGTTGTGAATTTGAAAAATACAGAAAACCCTAAACATTAGTTTTACCTAACTAAAAGTGACCATGAGAGCCTATAATGTTATACATTACCTGTTGCCCTCTAACGTGATAAGTAGAATAGTAGCCTTCCAACAAATCTTCTTTATGCCGAAAAAGCCGCTTGCATGATACGATAGATAAAATTTGGGTACAATATGTCAAAAATGAAAATTATTTCCTCACCAGTAGTACCTCTTAATAAGAGTAAAGTTCGTCCAGGTGGGTGGCTTTCAACAGGTAATGCCGCACCTAAGAAATCAATACGGGATCGCTTGGGTTGGTCATATGTTGATAATGCTACTGATGTAGCTGGCGGCATCAATTCTTTTTACGCTACAAACAGAAGCCTGTTCCCAGAGCAATATTGGCAACTATATAGAAGCACGCCTGATGTGAGGGCTTGCGTTGACAGCATCACAAGGCGTATTGCTACTTGGGATTGGTTTGTGAAAGTAAACGCTGACCCTAGAGATACGGTTGAATACGGAAGGCTGAGCGAGCAAGCGAATAAGGTTCGTAACTTTTTAGCCCTGCCAAATACAGACGGAACCACATGGCAGGAAATGATGACAGCCATGGTTACAGACTTGCTACTGTACGATGCTGGCGTGATAGAGCTTGTTAAAGATGAGTCTGGAAGAATGTCTGAGCTTCAAGTGTGGCTTGGAAGTGAGTTTATGCCAGTTAAGGATGAACGCGGCCACTTGCTTTATTACGAGCAAGATCGAGAATCTGCGGGGGGTGAGTCTGTACAGATAGCTCCAGAAGATATCGCCTACTTTAAAATCTACTCAAACACTAGATCTCCGCTTGGTTTACCAATGATGGAAACGGTAATCAATGAGTGTGTGACGGTAGTCTTAGCGAGCGAACATGCAATGTTAGCTTTAGATGCTGACGAGATTCCTCCTGGGCTACTTGTTTTAGGCGGTATTTCGGGGCCTGCTGCCGAGAGGGCAAGAACAGACCTAATGGCAATGAAGGGTAAGGATCACCGTATCCGCGTGGTGACAAGCCCGCAGCCATCTGGAATAGATGCAAAGTGGTTAGAGCTTAGGCATACCCCTAAAGATTTAGAGCTACTTCAGGTAGTGGCCGAAATGCGCCGTTCAATCTGGCGAGTATTTGGCGTGATGCCAGTGGAGCTTGGCGAGACAGCGGGAATACCCCGCGCTGCTGCTGAAATACAGATGGATGTTTCAAGTAGCCATTTGATCTCCCCCATCCTTGAGCTTATCCAAGCGCGAATAAACGCACAGATAGTACCTAAGCTTATTGACCCAGATGATATGGGTAAGCTTTCTTTCACATTTGATCGTGTTGCACCATCTACTGCGGAAGAGAAACTTTCTATGGCTAAGCGGGCCGAGAGTTTGATTAGGCAAGGAGTACTTACCGTAAATGAAGCTCGGTCAGAAATGGGGCTAATGCCTATTGAGGGCGGTGATGTTGCAATGGTGACCACATCTTATGGGCCAATGCCATTGTCTCAAGTTGCGGCAGGTTACTCGCCAGCCGTAACAGTCCCAATGGGAGATGCTGCTTTCGCATCATTAGATGGTGGGGCTACTATTGAGGAGGGTGGGGTAAGCTCTGGTGCAACTGCTGATCCTGTATCTACTACTCCAGAAGACACCTTATCGGTGAAAATCCCAACCCAAGGTGGCACTAGAAATGAGAAAGGTTGGCGAAGCGCCATGCTTTACGATCCTGGGCTTCCTAGCCACTGGGCAAACCCACAAACCTTCAAGGGGGAGCGTACACTCAACCTTATAGATTTAGCTTCAGCGGTTAGAGAGTATACTTTTGAGGTTGCTTCTCTATATGGTGGACTTGCTGATGAGATAGGAAGTATCGTCGCCTCTTCATATAGGGGCGGTAGCATTAGCTTAGAAATATCGTCACATTCAAGAGGGCGCATGGATGAAGCGTTTACCGCTTTTGTTGCAAGGTGGGAAATGGCCACAACGCGACATTATATTAACGCAGCAAACATTGGCTACGATGCAGCCATGAGTTTCATGAATAATGTTCCTGATATTCACCCAACCCAAGAAGCACTTGCTTACCAAAGCAAAGCAATCCAGTATCTAGAGGATTCAAGCGGGCTAGTTGGTACGCTTAGGCAAAAAGTTGGACGTATTTTAGAAGCCGCAACATTGTCTCAACGGGATCGTTCCGATCAAGTAAATCCTGAAGATACTGCCGAGCAGGTGATGTTTCAGGTTGATGATGAGCTTAAAGCACAGTCGTATAGAATTAAAAACTGGAGTGGTAAGTTGGTTGCTTTAGCAAGCTTAGTCATGGTAGGGGCGCTCCGTAATACAGTAACCGTTGAAAACGGTAAGCCTGTTATTTGGTACTTTGATTGGAGAAGCCAAAGTGGGGACAATTGCGTCACTTGCACAACAGAAGGCGACAGTGTCCCAAGATTATTAAGCGATCTTTCAACCTATCCAGCAGCAGACACTAAATGTGGTGCTAAGTGTCGCTGTGTGCTTGTTATCTACAAATATGATGAATTAACCACTATTGAATAGTGGAAAATACTGTATTACCAGCTAAGTAACGAACTACTGTTATCCTTGTGCCAATAGAACTAGTATGATACATTCAGTTTATTGACGCCAAACAAGGCGCAGTTTTACTCGGAAATGGATATGAAACTGCGCATAGAATTACCAATCGGCGAAAAGAAGTACACACTGGACTTTAATAAAGACAGTGAAGAGGGAGGATTGTCCAAGTGGGTTGGGCGTTGCCGAATCCCTTGTACTGGAACTTTACCAATGCAAGTCCGTCGAGTAGAGATCGGATCTGATGGTGGTGAAAAGTCCCCAACCCTCCTCAACGGGGAAGAAGGGGACTCGATCTTAATTGAAGGGATCGCTAGTTCAACTAGTGTTGATTGGCATGGCACAGAGATGAGCTTGACCGCGCTGCACGGGATGGCGCAGCAGTTCAAGAATGGCATCCCCTATGTCCCAGGGCATTATGAAGATGAGTGGGATCAGGTTTTTGGCGTAACCATCGACGCCTCAGTTGAGCAGGGGGATGTGTTAAACGATGCCATGTCTGATGGGGTAGGTAGTGGCTACTTACTTAAAGTCACTACTTCTTTGTACAAGCAGGATAATAGAGCTAAGCGGTTGGTGTCTTTACTAAACCAAGGTGCAACAGTTGGTTGCTCTATTGGTGGCTGGTTTACGGAGATGGAAGTGATTACGAATTCTGAAGACGAAGTTGATCGCGTGATCATCAATGGTGTTGAGCTTGATCACCTTGCTGTGACGCGAAGGCCGAGTAATCCAGATAGCTGGATTTCGGAAATGGCACGCAATGTTAGTGTCGCGGTAAAAGATTCACGCTCTATCTTAGACGCCCCAGATTACAGGGTTAGCATTGACGTTACTAAGCGTTGCGGGACTTGCAAAAACTTCGGAGAAACTAATTGGTGTAGTGCTCATGAATTTACCGCCAACCCCGCTTATGTTTGCGAATCTCTAGTTGTAGAAAGCGGGGAAGAACTTATCGCGCCACCAAATGCCGAAGTTGAAGAGATTGTAGACGATGGCCCAGTGAACCCAGATGAACGTGTTTCTGGCGCTCCAGATGCGATTAGGGCTGCGACAGAGTTTGCTAATCTTCCGCTTGCACCAACCGATTTCAATTATAGCAGTAACCCTTCTCAGCTTCTAGAATTGAAGCAAAACATCTTAGGAACCCTTTATGGCGGTGACCCAGACTGGGACCGTTACCGTAAAGCTTTCCTTTGGTTTGATGAAGATCGCCCAGAGCAAATGGACTCCTATAAATTAGGTATTGCAAGAATGTATGATCCAGATGCGCCAGATGATGGTTCTTCTGAAGACGGTTCATTGCATGTTTTTTATGATAAATTACAGATGGTTGCCGAGCGCCTAGGGGGCGATTCTCCTGGGATTCCAGATGAAGATCTAGAAGAAGTGAGGGGTAACCTCGAAAGATATCTTGAGAAGTTTACGGCTATAGAAGATGACGATTTGCCTGAAGAAGAAGAAGATCTTCCTTTAGAAGACGATGTGGTCACGCTTTCTAGTCCACCACCAGAAGTAGTCACCCAAAGTGATTACCGTAAAGAAAATACGGTTACCCATGCAAGTTCTTGCGATAGCGCTGAGCCTGTAAAAGAGGAGCCTGAGTTCACACCAGAAGAATCTCGCAATAAAGAGGACACAGTTCCACTTGACAGCGATGCTAATATGGGTGAAAAATCTTTCAAGCAAGACGCACTACGAGGCGCAGAAGTGAAAGTTGATACAGTCAAGAACCTAAAACAAGAGGAACGCGCCATGAGCGATGTAAAAATCGAAGAAACCGCGCCTGTCACTGAGAGTAATGAAGCAAACACGCTAGGGTCAATCGCCCGAAGCATGGATGCTATGCAAGATCTTCTCGGTAAGCTCGTAGAGCGGGACATGGCGCAAATCAAAGAACCCGTGCAGGAAACTGCACCTAAAGCACAAGTAGCACAGTCAAGCGTAGAAGCAGATCTTCGCGCTCGCCTTGAAGCTATGGAAGGAAAGCTTGTACGGATGGCAGAACGCCCAGTCCGTAACGGTTTTGCCCATAGTCCGAACGACATTCGTTCGTGCCAACCTGGCCGTTTAGGTGAGTTTGTTCGCGCAATGGATGAAGGCCAAAATGGCGCTAGTGCCTTGGCTGCTGTATGTAAAGAGCAGGCTGAGCGACGAAGTGTTGAGAGTATCGAAGAGTTGCCATCACGAAGCTCCCTTGAGAGAGATCTACGATCTGTACTTGAAGCTGCTTTTATTGATGGTGTAATTAGTGAACCTGAAAGCCGTAACGGTTGGAGGTAGAAATGAGCGGTATTATTTCCCCAAAGTGGGCTAACCTAGACAGTGATCGCCGTGAGGCTTTCCAACGTTCAATTACCGTGGCTAACGCTGGAACAACCCTGATCCAGAACTACGTGAATAAAATCATTCAGCAGCTTACTCAACGTGAGTTTGGTGCCCTTGGTACTTTATCGCGTCGTCCAGGACAAGGTTCGCAGGCAATCATCAATCGCCGTTCTGGCTCTGCGATGACTTCTGCAAGTGTTTGGATCGCAGATACGGCTACTGTGTCGGAATCTTCTGGTGCTTATACTCAGGAGACATTCACGTACCAAACCCTCGTCACCCGAGGTAAAGTTACCCGCAAGATGCGTGCCCGTGGCCGCAGTTATGTGGATATCCTTGCTGAAGAAATGACTTGGAAGCTTGATGACTTCAACAACAAGCTTGAAAGTGCGTTGTTCCTTGGTGATGCAGGAGCTTTGGCTACACAAATCGATGGAGCGTTTACGCTTATCGGTGCTGTAACTTCACAGGTTGTTGCTAACACCTCGCTTGCCGCTGGTGATAGCCTTACGCTTGCAAAGCTTGATGAAACCATTGACCGAGTCAAGGGTGGCGGTTCGCGTGCTGACCTTGTTATCTATGCGTCTTATTCGGGGGCACGTAAGCTTAATGCTGCGCTATCTTCTCGTCAGCGCTTTGATGACATGGTTGAGATTGCTGCTGGCTTCCGAGTCCGTTCATACGATGGTATCCCAATCGTAGTTAGTACGGGTATCACTGACGATATGGTATGGTCAGGGACTGCCATTACTGCGTACACTGGAGCAGCGTCGGCTGTTGCAACGACCGCTCTTGTAGTAATGAATAAGCGGTACAGTTGGATGGAGGAGCTTACCCCTACAACGATGATGCCATTGGCTCGCGATGATTCCCAGTTTGAACAGTTCGACATCTTTTGGGATGGCGCACTGGTTTACGGGAATACTCTTGGCGGTGCTATCCTTGGTGGTATTGCCGTTTAGTAAACGAATGTTTGCTGATATATTAGCCTAGTCAACTCTAATAGTTGGCTAGGCTTTTGTATTTCTGATACAGTTAGACCCAAACAAGCATTGGAGGTTATAAATGCCCGCTATTAAAACTACGGTACCTAGAGAAGAAACTTATAATTTTGTTGTTGCGCGTACAGATTTAAACACTGAACTGTTCGATGCACAAGCGTATGAATTCCACTCTTATGCTGAAAACGAAGATAGTAGGCTGATTGAATTCAGCTCTAAGCTCTACCATATGCTTTTCTTGAAAACAAAGGACGCCAGAGATCGTGCTTGCTGCACTGGCTGGATGGATCTTACGCCCCAGTGGTCGGCCCAGCTTGACTCAACCCGTATCGAGGCTACAACCGATAGTCAGCGCCAGATTTTAGCTGCATTGGAAGACGGTGAGTGGCACAACAAAAAATTCATAACTGGGCAAAGCACTTTCAAAGATACCGAGTGGCGTACAGCTATTAAGACATTGATGGATCGCAAGTTAGTTGAGTGCAACATTTACGGGATGATGAAAGGGCGAGCATCAAACCGTGGGTACAAATACCGACTGGTTACCACAGATTAACAGGGAGCATAGGTGGCAGACTTAACCACAAGAGTAAACGTGAAGCGATTGTTAGGGGTGCCTAGCGCCGTAACAATGCACGATGATTTTATTGATACTTTGCTAGAAGTAGCAGATCAGCAAATCATCGCATACTCAGGAATGGCTGCCCTTACGCAAACGACCGTTACCGATGAAGCGTATAATATTAGCGGCGGTGCTGAAAACCAATTTACGCTAAGGAATTTTCCAGTTTCTGCTGTTGCGGCAGTGAAAAGTGCTGGATCAACACTATCTACTTCATCTTGGTACTTTGAACCAAGGAGCGGGCTTTTAGCACTTAAGAAGAGTGGTTCATTTTTTCCCACAGGCAGGCAAAATATAGAAGTAACTTATACTTACGGATATGCTACGGTTCCTGCCGATTTGTCTTATGCAGCCTCCCTTATTTGCGCTTACCACTTTAATGTTGGTAGACATGCGGGGATGAGAAGTGAGTCAGGGAGTGGGTACTCATACAGGGTTTCAGAGAATTACCTACCACCAGCAGCCGAAGGTATTTTGGCTAAATATAAGAGAATATTTCCAAAGGAGAGTAACTGATGCCACATTTTGTAAAGCGAGTTGAGGAGGGAGATCCTTCTGGGGTTTTGGAAGTGTTTTTACCAATGGCAGTAATCAAGGCAAGGCGCAACAGCGGCTATTGGTGTATCTGCACTAAGCGGTCTGGGGTAATAAGCGCCCTTATCGACAATGGTTGGCGCAAAGCGGGACTCGCACTACAAGCTAAATTAGGGGGCGCAGAAAGCTCACCAGCACCCAAGGCAGTAGCGCCAGCGGCTAAGCCAGTGGTGAAGAAAGCAAAGCCACAGGCTAAAAGCAAAGCACCAGTCACCGACTTGAGCTTACTTGACAGTAGCGTAAAAGTGATTGAAAAGCTGATCCGAACGGGTGGTTATGACAATGACTTGCAAGCACTTTTAGATGCAGAAAACGCTGGTAAGACAAGAAAAAGCGTTGTCTCATTGCTTGAAGAGAGAATGGGCAAGTAATGAATATTCTGGTAACAGGCGGTTGTGGATTTATTGGTCAGCACTTAGTTGAGCGTTTGGCCCTAAACCCACGCACAGCATCTATATGGGTTTTAGATGCCTTAGATAAGACGGCTACGGGGAAGGCCCGTGTTTCTGAGATTGCAAAGCTTGTTATTGGAAATGTTTGCGAGCCTAATGATGTAAACACAGCAATTGTATCAGCATATTCAAATGGAACTCCAATTGATTTAGTTATGCACTTAGCAGCCCAGTCACACGTAGACGAAAGCCTAAAGGATAGTTCAGGTACAATGTATGTGAACGCTGTAGGTACACAGGTTGTCGCAACAGCTTGCTCTTACCACAAAATCCCACTGCTATATTGCAGTACTGACGAAGTGTATGGCCCTTCTGTTATTTTCGAAAATGGAACCACTGAAAAGAAAGGAGAAGGAGATGTCTTATATCCAAGCAGCCCCTACAGCGCAGGGAAAGCGGCGGGTGAGTTGGCGATTCGTGCAGAAGGTAGAAGCTTTGGTTTGCAGTTTGCTATTACTAGGGGCTGTAATTCTTTCGGCCCAAATCAATTCCCCGAAAAACTAATCCCTATTGCTTGCCAAGCATTACAGTCTAACAAGAAGGTTCCCCTGCATGGTGGGGGCAGTCAAATTAGGCAGTGGGTTCATGTTTCAGAATTTGCAGATACCTTGATCGCAGTTGGGTTCAAACTCGTTTCGGGCGCTTTGCAGCATGATACCTACAATATTGCTGGACCTACTAGCGCTACAGTTAAAGATCTTGTTGAGAACCTAGCCTGCACTTTAATCAAAACAAAAAACTTGCCAGCACCCAACACTCCTGCATGGAAGGCTGTTGGCGACCGCCCAGGACAAGATGAAGCTTACCACGTTTGCGGGGATAGGTTTTTCAAGGAATTTGGTTGGCGACCAAAAAGAAATATTTTAGATGAATATGAGCTTTCCGCACTCTTGCAATCATACAAGAATATAGAAAGCGTATATGTTTCTAATTACACAGTCACACCTATAGCATAGGAGAAAACATGCTTTTCCACCGTAGTAATGAATATATTGGGATCGTTCCCGCTGGGCTGAAACTTGAAGGAAGCCTTGCTGATGGTCTAATGTCTGCAAATTGCGTAGTTACCTTTGATGACCACAAGGGAGGCGTCTGTGTTGGAAAGGTGGGTTGCTTGGCCGAAAAGAAAACCTCTTTTTATAGCGGTAATACTTTTCTTGTTGTCTGGGGAGATAACGACAAGGACATGGCCGAGTGTCTATCCAACCGCCCTAGGCGCACTATTGTTTATGTCGGCAGTAACCCTCCAGGGCCAACATCCGAGGCAATGCTCAAGGCATACGATAAAAGCCCTTCAAGGAATGTTTACCGATTCGGTACTGAGAATGAAGCTTTGAGAGTTGTTGCCCCATTAGGTAAAGAAACAGTAGTCCAAAAATACAATGGTAAGAAATGGGTGCCCCTCTCCGCACCAAAACCAAAGGCAGCAACACCTAAGCCCCCAGTGGCGACAAAGAAAGCTGATAAAAAAGAAAAGTGAGATTAAATACACGCAAAGAAGTAATCCAATCTTTATCTAAGTACAGCAAGCTAATTGTCAGCGGGTGCCAAAGATCAGGGACGACAATTTTCTCGCAAATGTTAGCTCAAGAATTTAATTTCACTTGGGTTGACGAAACTGACATAGCGAACGATTGGCATGAAGTATACAGACTCTTGGGGGAAAACGGATCGTTTGTGCTGCAAGCACCAGCCTTGTCTTCAAGGATTGATCTGATACCTGAAAATAAAGATTGCGCTATCGTGTGGATTCGTAGGCCAAAGGTAGAAGTCGTTAGGAGTATGGAAAGGATTAACTGGGGTATTCACGAAGCCCAAGAGAAGAGGGCTTACGTAAAAAGGTGGGGGTATCCAAGCACTCAACATATTTGGGATGTTAAAAAAGATGCTTGGGAAACCAAGCAAAAACCATCACTCAAGGTTGATTGGTATGAAATTGGTTACCATTCTGAATATATAGAAGAGCACGCTTTATTTAAAAGTAAATCTTCCAGGGTGGGTCGGTCTTGGCAAAATCCAAAGTTTACTAGCCATTCCAACTCTTTGATAAAAGAAGATCCAATGACTGCTAATATTCGACGTCACTATAAAGGGGATTAAACATGGCTATTCCCTCTGGGCTTGCGACACACTGGTTTACTTTCAGTAGGCGTACAGCATACTTGATGGCTGCTACAACTGCCACAGCGTCCATGACTGCTACTTACTCTATCCCAGAAGGGGGTAGTTATGTAGAAGTCTCCATTGCTGGGGGCACCACTGGTAGCGGCACGGTCACAATTACAGGGACAGATAACGCTGGTGCGGTTGTTAGCCAAACACTCACTTTCACAGCTAATGGCACAGAAGTATCTACTACAAAGTTTGCAACCATTACTGGAATTGCGACTACTGGCTTGGCTGCTGAAGCAGCCGTCCCAACTGTATCCTTACAGTCTGTGAGCGCTGATGGTACACCGAATTTGGTTCGCGTTGTGGTTGCCTCTAGTCGCCCTGTTTGGTTCAGCTTTTCGGGTCAACCAAACTACCCAGCTATAAATCAAGGCACACACGAAATGGACGCAGCATATGTGCGTATTGATCGTGAAGAGGTTTGGACTCCACAAGCTAATGACATTGCAACTGATATACAGACAAATGATCAATGGCTTGTTAGAGCAGTACGTGATGTCCGTATCGGCTTCGGCATGAGAACAGAACATTACTTACTAAGAGCAACTAGATATACGACATAAAACGCGCAAAAGCCCAGGAGGCAAGTGTGGAACCAGTTATTAGATTCAAGAAAGATACAGTAAATAATTTTGACATTATCATCCCAACAATGGGATCAGTAGACTTGATTGTCACCGCAATTGAGCGAATACTTTTTCATACAAAGGATTCAAAGTTCAAAGTTATCGTTGTAAGCAACCCAACGGATGAGGGAAGGGAAGAGTCCCTTACTGCAAAGAAAGATGTTGAAGAGTTGTGTACTCAATTTAATTCTGAAGGCTCTAATGGAGTAGTCAATCAGTTTGTTGAACTAAACTGGGTAGACATGCCTAGCCCTGCTGGGTGGGTGGGTGCCGTCAATTTTGGGCTGCTTTCTGCGGAGAGCCTCTCCCCCACTGTTATTATTATGAATGATGATGTGATCGTCACGAACAAGTGGGCTGAAAAGCTAGACAAAGCCCTCAACACAGAACGTATTTGGTTCGAAAGTAAAGTTGATTTAGACACCGATTACTTTGAATCGGATGGGGATGATGTTTCTTGTTACGGAAGAATTGGCGCTGTTGGGCCATTATCCACGAAAGTTGCTGGAACCCAGTCTATTCCCGCTGGGGATATCAATGGCAGTGCTTTAGAGTTTTATACACATGGCGCATACAAGGTGTTGGATGACTTTGTGCGTTCTTGGGAACCAGGGAAGTCTAGGCGGGTATTAAATACCGACTTTCTTTCTGGGTTCTGCGTGGCTTATAAGAGAGCCTGCATTGAGAGCTTGATCCAACAGGGTGAAGATGGTCACCCTTTTTTCCTAGACCCCCGATATGGCGTAGGGGGGTACGACGATAATGACGTTGCTGCCCGCTCTGACCAAGCAGGGTGGAAGCTAGGTGTTGCTTCCGACTGTTATGTTCACCACAAGGGTCACCAAACTTTAGATAAGCATTTCCCAGACCTTGAGCGCGGTCTTGCGAATGTTGGCCCTTATGTTGAAAAATGGGGCGCAATTAACTCCACTGACAAGAAAATCATAGGCTGTATGCGGGTCAAGATAAACACCCTGCACGATGTTGGGATGTTTTACCAGTGCGTTCGCCGCAACTCTCAAATGATTGATGGGCTTGCTGTCTTGCTCACAAATAACCCGTACGAAATAACCCAAGCATTTGATTGGAACGGAAACGCACTAGATCCGCAAGCCCAAAAGATGATTGCTGCCTGCGGAGAAGCAAACAACGCTGAAGATATTACTGATGCAGTAAAGGTTTGGCTGGAGACAGCAGTTGTTGAAAATGAGCATGATGTGCCAATTATGGTTGGTACATGGGGCGGTGAATTCAATGAGAGAGATGAGCGTAATGCCTCCATTGAAATGGCTGAATCTTTAGGTGCTGATTGGGTATTTTCTATTGATCACGATGAGTTTTTAGAGGATCGTGTTGATCGCCAATTGTTTAGGCGGCTTATTGCTCACCCTAATCCGCTTGTAAAGTCATTTGACTTTGGGTGGATAAACCACTGGGACACCACACGTGTCTACCGAGTAGATGCACCTTGGAGCGATGGTTACACTGGCGGGATGCACGGGGCTAGGTTGTGGAAAGTAAACAAATCAGAACACGCCAAGGCCCGAATTACTGGTGGAAGAACTGATGGCGGTAATGATGTAGGCTTACATTGTGGTAACTCTCCTGACTTTACGCTCTTGTCTCGCCGTGCAGCAGGGATCAGGTTTAGACACTTTGGCTACATTCGTCTTGAGGATCGGATTCGTAAACATAAGTTCTATACAACGATTGACCCTAACCCAAACATGGCCATAACTGGTGGTGGGTATAACCATCTTGTCAATGAAGAGAACATGAAGCTAAGCCCTTATGTTGCTCATAATGGAATCGCTTTTTCTATGCTTCTCCACAAGGCTGGCCAGCTTGGTGGGCTATACCGATTCTTAGATCATATGTACGCTCTTTGCGACCAGATTGTATTGGTGTGGACTGGGCCTAAAGGCACAAAGCCAACGCAGGCTATGAAGACTGTGGCTGAAGCATTTGGCGCGTCTTGGGTTTACAAACCATTCAACAATAACCTTTCAGAAGTTCGGAACGCTGGGCTTAATCACATACGGGAAACAAAGCGGGAATCCACGCGATGGTTCTACACCATGGATGATGATGAGCATCTTGGGCAAGATTTCCATTCGTGTATGTCACTAAGGCGAATGGCAGAGTGTTCTAACACTTGGGGTTGGTTACTGAAATTCCGCAATTGGCGTGATGATGGAACATTCAACTACAGCGAAACAATAAGAATGTTCCTTATCGATCCTAGGGGTGTAATGAAGTACACCAATAGAGTGCATGAAAGTGTAGAAAACTCTATTAAAGAAATAAGGGAAATGGGGTTGCACCCACAAGTTAGGTTCGCGCCATTTGAGGTTGATCATGTTGGACTCGGCCTTAGCAATGATCAAATGCAATCCAAGCTTGAGTTTTACACAAAGCTCTTAGAACTACAGCTAATGGAAGATCCGATAAACACTGGAGCTTGGTGTTCTTTAGGCTTGCAGTTTATGAATGATGGACAAACTGAGGAGGCTAGGCTTTGCTTCCAAAACTCTGTTGTAACCGCTGAAGGCTCGTACCTTGGGTTTAAAGAGCTTGCTACTTGGCACTTACGTCAAGCTTTCGGGCTGCTTATGGGTGCCGATGAGCGGTTGTCACCAGCACACCCTGTTAAAGAATTGTTACACCAACAGCTTGCTTTCCTTCAGGAATTTTGCCCACCATTCCCACTTTCTGGTTCTGCCCTTGAAGGGAACCCAGTCCAGACAAAAGTTAACTTAGAGATGCTACAGAACAACTTTACTAAGGTGCTAACTGATCTTAATTCCCCTAATACAGGGGAAATAGAGATTGGGATTCCAAGTGACTTTGGTGATACAGTAGTAGAGTCTACTGAAACTCGGGTGTAACCATGGCTTCTATGTCAGTACAGCTAAAAATAAATTCTGCTGATATGGAAATCGCTAAGAGATTACTTAGAAAGATGCCACGACATATGAGGAAAAACGTGGCTAAAGTTGCCCTAAAGAAGGGGAGCAAAGTTTATATAAAAAAGTTCCTCAAGCCCGCTTTGGATAAGAGGGATCACACTCTAAGTGAGCTAGCTGGGCTTGATTACCCATATGCAAGAAAGAATGGTTCAATAAACATTCACAATAAAACCCCTTGGGTTGTTCATCGTAGGAGTGGGGCTGTCTACAACAGTATACGTTCGAGAGCGAAAAGTACACTTCGTGGCCCAGTAGTTAACATATACTCAGATTTTGATGCTGCACCCCACATAAGGTACGTGTTTGAGGGGACTAGGAACATGCTCCCCAGAGATCCTTTCACGCCAACGGCTAAGAAAGCACGTACAGATATTGAACATGCAGTATTAAATCACATAATGGATGAGATGGATAAACTATAGTGGGACGACTTGTAAACATAGAATCAACCAAGCTTTTACTGAGATCAGTATTGATGGCTGACGCGGGTGTTGCCGCCCTTGTTGGGAATAGGGTGTGGGGCGCACACTTTCAAGACTCAGATGGGAAAACAGTAACCTACCCAATGGTTATTATTGACTTCCGAGCAGGTTCCGTTGGGCCTAACGGGGTTTATGAACTGATTATTATGGATCTGTATGCTTATGGTCGGAAAAGTGCTGGCTTTGCCCTTGAATTGTATCAAGCGTGCTATGAAGCTCTCCAAAACGCAACTTTACGAAAAGACGGTATACCTGTAGCTGGATATTGTGTTGAATCAATTCGCCCTTTAGAAGGCTGGAACGAAAACGTAAGGGCATATTTTGTACAAGGCCAATACCAATTACGACTTTCTACTAGGGAGATATAATGAGAACCCAAGACTGGAGAGCGCCAAATGCGCCGAATGGGCCTAGCGCAGTTGTAAAATGCCCAGATTGTTCTAAAGGTATTTTCTCTTTAAAACAAGGCAGATCAATTTCACTAAGGGGCAAAGGCGATCTTGTAGAAAAGACTTGTGATTGTGGTTGCTCTATCAAGATCAGGATCATTGAAAATGAACGTTAGTCAAAAAAATGAACAACGCCAAGATGGTGTTCATGATCGTCTTCAAAAAATGGAGATGGTTATTCACGAGATTGATTCCCAATTACAGCATGTGCAGGCGATGGTTATTGTTGCTAAGAATTCATCCTCTGAAAACGAACAGCAACAAGACACGAAACACCCGATGCGAGATGAAGTATGGGCTTGCCAGAATTGCGGCGCACGGCTCGGCATTTATAACAACGAGCGGGATGAGTTGAGGGTCAGGTACAAAGATTTTGTAGCCTATGTCACCCCTGGGGTTGGCGGTAAAACAATGGTGCCGTGTCGCCGTTGTGGTGAGCAAAATACACTGAAAGATGAAAGATAACTATATGATTGTAGACTAAAATCCTGATACGTGGTATCCAGTACCTAAGCATTGGACGCCTGACAGGTGCAGCATAAATTGTAAACCATAACTGAGAGGCGATCCGATGCCATATAATGTACCTACTATTACAACTAACGATATCTCGTTTGGCCCCGCTGTCCTTTACCTTGGGCCATCTGGAGCAACCCCAACGGTAGACGTTGGCGCTATCGGTGAAGATGGCGTTTCTTTAGAAATGACTGCAGAAAAGAAAGTCATCACACAAGGTAACCCTAAGTTGAATGTTTACACGTTCACTCAGGCACAGTCTGTCATGGCTAAGTTTACCAGTATCGAATGGGACTTCATGAATATGGGACGCGCTCTTGGTTCAGGAGCCACCCATTCGAGTGGGGTGGAGCTTCGTTGGGGTGGTGATCCACTTGTTGAAGAGCTTGCGCTCCATGTTCAGCATTTCATGGCCGTCACAGGCAACACAATGAATGTTTATATTTGGAAAGCTTGCAGTGAAAGCGGGGTTTCCCCAACTTTCGGTGCCGATGAGCACTCTTTTGAGTATGGCTTCCAAGCCATGCGTGAAAATGTAGATTGGGGTGGTACCGCGCTTCCAGAAACCGAGCAGTTACTTAAGTTCTATAGAGAAGTTTAATATTTAGATTTAGCCTATCAGCTAAATGTGCCAAGAAGGGGTGCCTGCAACGGACAGCAGGCACCTCTTCTTTTTTTTGCCTGTTACTATGAGTGAAAGTACGATATTGATAATTCAGAAGCCTGTGTTATTCTAAGGTTTGTAAATAGTACAGTCATAACCACGCCCTAGGAGGTGAATATGCAAGAACAAACAGAAAATCCCCCCGCCCCAATTGTGAATGGGGTGCCTGATGAGGTAGCTCAAGACAAGCAGTTCTTTGAGCAAATGGAGGAAATGCTTTCTAAGTTAGTCCCTCCTGATGAGATCACCTTGACCACATGCACTGGCACAAAGATTACCCTCCCAGGGACAATCGCAGCGCGGCAACAGATCAAAGTATTCCGCCTTATGCGGAGCTTATTTGATGCAGGCGAAATTAAAAAAATACTGGGAGCATTTTCTGGTGATGGCGCCGATGCGAACATCATAGAATTAGTTCTTTCCATTGCTACAAACGAAGTTATCGCTGAGAAATTAGGTGAAATCTTCACAGCCGCCTACCCGACTGCTTTGTCTGGGGAAGATCCTCTTGATGTGCTGCCGCTAGAGGAGTTGATTACATCAATTGTCCCTTTTTCCGAACGCTTCATCAAGAAACTGGGGATGGGGGTAGCGACTCTAGGGAAGAACGCGATGGGGCTTCAGGAAAATTAGATATACAGGATCTGGAGAGAGGTCTTGGCCTGATGTTTATATCAGGGTGGAAGTTAGATGAAGTATTAGACCTCTCTTGGGAACAACTAAGGCTATGTATTTACTGCATGGTTTCTTATAAGATGGAACAGGTAAATATGTTTGCGGAGATGGCAACATCTGCTCTTGGAGGAAAAGTAAATAAGAAAGGTAAATCAGGCAAAAAAGACGGTAAAAAAGAACTATCAACTAAAGACAGGGCAGCAAAAGAACAAGCGTTTTTGCTCTCAATTAAATCTAGTGGGTTTAACTTTGATTAACTTCAGCCTGAAGTTTTAGAGGAAATAGGCTAATATAGCAAATAAATCGGGGAAAACTGAAGGTGAGTAGCGATAAAAAAATAGGATTTCAGCTCAGTCTAAATTCTGCTGCCTTTACCCGTGGTGCCCGTTCGGCCCAAACTGCATTGCAGAACTTAGATACTGCGGCAAAAAAAATAGGTAAGTCTTTAGATAAGCACACAGGGAACGCCTTAAGGCGCACTACCCAAGCATTCACTGGATTGATGGCTGCAAGCGCAGTTGTTGGTGCTCGGTTTGATCGTGAAATGACCTTTATGGGGGCAATCACAAACGCTACTGCCGAAGACATGGAGAACCTGACTGGAAAAGCTAGGGAGCTTGGTAAAACCACCATGTTCAGTGCAACCGAAGCAGCCCAAGCCATGCAGAACCTAGCCCGTGCTGGTATGACTACAAACGAGATCATGGAGGCTTCTGGGCCTGCGTTGATGCTTGCTGGTGCTGCTGGTACGGACATGAAGACAGCAACAGACTTGCTGGCAGCAACACTCGCACAGTTTAATATGCAGGCTAATGAGTCTAGCAGGGTGACGGATGTATTCGCTGTAGCGATTACAAACTCTCTGTTTGATGTAAATAGCCTCAAAGAAGCTATGAAATATGCTGGTACAGTTGGTCAAGCTTTTGGCATGTCGGTCGAACAGGCGACTGCGGCTGTAGCCCAATTCCGAAACATTGGTTTGGAAGGAAGTTTGGCTGGTACCAACTTCCGTATGTCGATGCAGGCGGCGGCGGTGACCACGGAGAAGAAAGAAGCCATTATGGCAAAGCTCGGCATGACAATGGCCGATATCAATCCCGAGTTCAACACTTTTGGTGAGATCCTAACAAAGCTCGGCGCGACGACCATGGGGTCGACTGACGCCCTTGAGGTCTTTGGCCGCAGGGCTGGCGCTAACATGGCTGGTCTTATTGATAATGCTAGGCAAGGGAACGATGAGTATGGGGAGCTTCTTTCTACCTTAGAATCTTCTGTTGGTGCCACTGATCGCCTGTACGAACAAGCTACAGCTAACATCTTAGATCAAGCCATTATTGTAAAGTCAGCATTTCAGGACATATTGCTTTCGATCTTCGGTACTTACCAAGAACCTATGTCGAATATGCTGACCAGCATTGCAACGGCGCTTAATAGAACTTCAGAATCTATACAAGCAGACGCAGACAAAACGGAGAGCACTTGGACTAGAATGATGGAGCGTATTGAAGTCTTCTTCATTGTAAATGCGACTTCGTGGGGTGATAAAATCACATCCCTAATGATAACAGTAGCAAATTTAGTAACGCAATTTATAACATTGATCCCTGTCCTTATGGATATTGCTACCGTGATGGCTACAATATGGGCCGTAGGTAAGGTTAGAGCTTTCGCAACCATGATAACTACTGTGGTAATCCCAGCTATGAGGGGGTTGGCAACGGCATCTATTGCGGCTGGTGCCGCTCAAATAGGGGTTGGTGCCACCGCCAAGAAATCCTTCTTTTCGAAGGCGGGCTTGGCTGTTCTTGGGAAAGGTTTAGCGAAAGGGGCGCTGAGGCTTACTGGTTATGGGACGGCCATTTGGGCGGCAACTAAGATAATACCGAAGATGGGGAGGGGGCTTAAAAGGCTGCTTGGAATGACAAACAGTGTAGGTGATGCTCAGGCAGTAGCGGCTGCTAGAATGCGAGAGTATCGGCAGGAGATGGAACAAACAAGGCAGCGGGAAGCCGTACTGTATGGCCAATCATCATCAGCAACAAACCAATGGGCGTTCCAACAATTAGAGGCTGGGAGGGTTACTGGGGATCTTACTAATTCACAAAAACATGAACTAGAGGTTCTTGCTGAGCTTAAAGGAGAGCAAGCAGAGGCAGCGGTTTCTGCGGGCCAAATGATTGTGGTTTACCGTGAGTTGCACGGCGTTCAACAAATGATGTTCGCGACCCAAAGGCAAATAGCTGACGCTATGGCTGCTGGTGAAAAAGCAGACGCTACAGATGCACAGTTAGAAGCAGCAGCACAAGCAAACGTTGACCGCATGACCTTCCGTCAACAAATGGAAAACGAGTACTACGATGGTACTGCGAAACAAGTAAGGGAGCTTAGGGTACTATTTGAACAACTCAATCAGCCCACTGCTAGACAAGTAAGGTATAGGGAACAAATCCTTATAGATCAGTACGGTAGCATAGACGCAGCCCAGGTGATGTTGACGTTGTTAGAGCAGCAGGCTGGTGTAGAGTTTGAGAGATTAGAAGCCAACAAGCGCAATTCTGATATTGAACTTGAGAGGGCAAGGGGAAGGCAGCAAGCAGCGAGAGATGCTGCTGTTCTTGAGGAAGAGAGGGCAAGTGACGCTGCTGCTAAAAAGTGGCAAAGTGCTTGGGAAGCTGCCATGAAAGCCGTAGACAAAGCTCACCAAAAAGTATTTGAAAACTGGCAAGACTCTCAAGCTGATGAAGGCGAACAGTCTGTATTAGAATTTCAACGGAGACTAGTAGAATTACAGGCGCTTTACCAAAAAGCTATTGACCTAGTAGGGCAAGCATCAAGAAGGGGGCGGGCACTAACAACTCAATACTACGCAGATATGGCGATGATGGAAGAAACTGTCGCCAATGAATATCGTAAACGTACAGCAGACGCGACCACTGAGTCTATGGATGAGGCTCTTGTGGAATCGTTTGCACACTCCCAGGATGCTGCCAAAGAGAGAATGGAGCAAGCTGTCCATGCTGAGCGTGAAATCTCTCGTGCTGCAATAGAGATTGCAGGCCAGAATGAAGCTGCCGTGGCGACTATCGAAGATGCGTTTAGGGCACGAAGGTCGTTTTTAGAAGGTGAATATCAGCAGCTAATTGTACAGACCAACCGAGAGAGTGCAGAAGAAGCAGGCCAAGTCCTTACAGATCTGTTTCAGTCAGACCTAAACAAGCGCGAACAGATAATCCGATCTTGGAATAGGAAGATAAGTGAGCTTCATTCCTCTGAGGTGCAAACAAGGGTCATGTTCGAGCGCACAATGCTTGAAGAGCTTGCTCAGTATGATCGTGAGCTACGTAGGGAAACTCTCGAATTTGTAGGAAGGGAAACAGAAGCTAACTTGATGGATTTGCAGCGTAAGCTCAGAACAGCATCCGATATACAAAACGACATATTACGAGCGCAATTTGAGGCGGTTGTTTTGGCCCAAATAGCGGAGGAGAAGAAAAAGCTTTGGTTAGAGCAAAACTTTGGGTTTGTTTTAAGTGAGTTAGGCGAGCTTGGGCAAGAGATAGCTTACCAATTCGCAGGGGTATTCAGAGGAATTGCCAGAACCACTGTAAAATTTTGGGAATCAATGGCCCCAGCTATTATAATCGTTTTCCATAAGGCTTTTGGCTTGATGGGCGACGGTGCTAAAAATGTTGCCGCCATGATAAAGCACCATATGGGAGATGCGCTAGAGTCCGTATGGAAATTAGTAAAAGGTCCGCTTGCTAAAGGCTTTAATGTAATTTCTAAGAGCGTCAAAGGGGTAGCCTTTGCCCTAAAGGCGGTAAAGGCTTCAGTGGGGGCCGTAGTGGGTCTTGTAGGGCAAGTCGGGAGTGCTTGGGGTAAAGTTACGGATACCGTTGCTCGCTTTACGGGGCTGAGTGTTGATGTTTTAGGTACCCTTGGTGAAGCTAGGGATCTAATGAAAGAACGCGCTGAACTGCAAGAGCAGATCAATAGCGGAGAATTGACAGGCGATGAGCTAACAGACGCTCAAGCAAGTTTAGCCGCAATGCCAGCATCAACAGGGGCAGCAGCAGCCCAGTTGATAGCTGATCAATTTACAGAGGCTACAAGTTTCTTCAAGGATCTTGCCAGTACTCTACCTGCTATGTTTACTGAGATTATGGCTCAGGTTCCTGTATTTGTAGCTGCAATCGGGGAAACGATTCCAGGCCTGATGGGCGTCCTTGCAAACAATGTTGGTCCGCTAGTAAACGCCTTGCTTGATGGCGTTCTAACGCTTGTTGATGTTCTAATTGACTCTCTTCCAAATGTAATCATTGCTATTACAGACATGATTCCTGGGCTTATAGGGAAGCTTATGGACGCGGCCCCCCGTATCCTTGAGTTTGTATTTGAAGCTATCGCCTACATTATTGGGGAGATTCCAAAGTTTATAGATGTGATTGTAGCCAAGCTGCCAACCCTTATTACATCACTAATGAATGGTCTTGTAGATGTAGTTGTAGCCCTAATGAAAGCGGCTCCAAAGATTCTAAAATCACTAGCCGATGCGTTACCAACCCTACTAGCCCCACTTATGGAAGGCGTAATCGCCATTATTATTGGAATAGCGGAGAACTTAGGGCCACTAATTCTGGCTATAGCAGGTGCCATACCAGACATTTTTGCTGCAATCATCAATGTACTCCCTCAGCTTGCGTTTGCTGTAATCAAAGTGCTTCCACAGATCTTCATGGCTATCGTTCAACTACTTCCTGTAATTTGGACCGCTTTGTGGATAATGATCCCAAGGTTCTTTGCAGTTGTTGGCGAACACTTCAAAGGATTGTTGACTGGTGTTTATGATTCCATAAAATCTTGGTTCGCCAATATTGATCTTGGTGTTCTGGCGACTGCGCTAAAAGATGCTGTGTGGGATGGCTTGCGGCAAATGGTTGTGTTCTTTAGGGACGTAATCAAAGAAATAGTAAGCCTGGGTATGGCGAATACAGAGACATTCGGGGATACACCGAGGGTTATGCTTGCTGGTCAAAGCGGCGCATTGACGAAGTTCGCCCCTGGAGATCTCTTCTTAGCAGCAAAGACACCAGAAAATTTGATGAAGCAAATGGCGGCTTCATTTGGTTCAGTTGGGGTAGGAACCCCTTCAGCCCCACAAATGGATTTGAGTTCAATCCCAGCCATGGTTAGCTCACTTGGAAGTGCCGTCCTTACATCTGGTAGTTCTGGCGGTGGTGGAGACTTAAGGGTTACAGTAGTTGCAGAAGGTAAAACATTAGACGATGTGCTTTATACCGCTGGAAAGCGTGGGCACACACCATCACTTAAGCAAGATTTACGAAGAGCGTCTGGAGCCACTGTTGGCTTAGATCGCGGTCGTTTTTCTAGCCAAAGCTAAGGGGTAAAGATGGCTTGGGTTTGGCATCATGGGTTTGAGACTGGTTTAGCTTACACAGGCTACAAAAACAGTATTTCCACAAGCGGGGCTTACGGGGCTTCTGGCTGGATAGTAATTGACGATGGGTCTAGTAACTATCCTGACTTTGCAAGCACGACTGTACACCCTTCTGGCAGTGCTACAGGCGGTGCTGAGAGTGCTTACGCCCTTAAGCTTGATAGGGTAGGGCAGAAAGCTGGGCCAATGTCACTACGCTCAAGCGTTTCTGGAACTGCACAGGACTTTTCGGGTATATCGGTTTCTTTCGCTTTTAGGGCAGAAGGGACGGTAAGCTCATCAGGTGACCCATTAGCTGTAATTAGAAGGCTGGCAGGTGGCGCATCACAAGGGTTTTCTATCCCGCCTATAGCTAGCACAGGAGACTTTTCATTAGGTTTATCCTTAGCAACTAATGGTTCAGCCCCAATATCTAAAACTATCCCAACACCCTTAAATTCAAATACTTGGTACTGGATTACTGTTGGTGCATATAGTCATGGTGGGAACAAATACTATAGGCTGTATATCAATGGTGTATTAGAGGTACAGACTTCATCATCTGGCTCAGGTATAACTTGGAGTACCTTTGAATTTGGTTCTCCAGGCGTAGCATCTGTACAGGATTTCTTTTTTGATGACGTTGTTGTTTATAATAAACCTGAGATCTTCTCCGACTTAGACGCAACAAACACAGACCCTTGCAACCAACCACACCATATTTTTGGACTTCCAACTGCAAGGGTTGTAGATCGCGGAAATTTTTCTACTGATTCAGGTTCGATAGTTGAAAGCGATCTGCTAACTACGCTTCAAACGAAAAACCTGACTACTTACCTGAAAGTAACAACCGCTACAGCCAAAACGCTAAAGCTAAACGTAAAGTCTGCTTCCGCTGTAATTAACACAGAATATATACCACCAACTATCGTGGCTGTATCAGCTTCTGTACCGCTTCAGATGGATGGGGGGGGCACTGCTGAGTGTGGTGTTGTCCTTTTACGTGATGGTGTTCAAAAATCCGCCACTGGTATTTATGGCGCATCAACTCGCACTGAAGGCTACGGGGGCACTGCAACTTTCGACGACGGCGTGCTGATGCAAGTGCCTGCGTATGGGGCAGGTTTTAGCGCAAGCGATGTTATTGAGCTTGCCGATATTGATCATGCAAACTTAACTTTAGAAATCACAGTGGCACCGTCAAGCGCCTTTACTCCTCCTAGGTTGTATTTTGCACTTGTAGAAGTCCTTTGGAGTAAGAAACGGAGGGCAACCAAGGCGTCTACTAGGACAGATGTAGCACCTAAAACTGCGTTGATTTTCCAAGACCCAGAGTTACTGAAAGACAATAAGGACGATACTACTGCAACTGTTGGGTATAGCTTTACGCAGAGAAGCCCCTTAGCAGGAATTACCTCCCCTTCCTCTTCTAATGATGGCAGTATGCTTGCTTTTTTGCAGGGAGACTGGAACGAGGACAAAGGAGAAATCAACGCCAGAATACCACAAGATATAAACTTGCAGGTATGCCAAAGTGGAGGGATGCTAAGTGGTTCTGAATGGATGTGGGGTTACAAGCAATTCCCAGAGACACCAGAATCTACTAACTACATGGGCTACAGCGATCCAAAGCTTCCTTGGGTCACTTATGAACCATTTTCGAACGGCACAGCTACTCTTGGTGCAGGTGGTGGTGTAGGTGAATTTTTAGAGGTTGCATACTCTAGTAAATTTGATCGCGTGCTGTTCTTTAGGCTTAGGGCTGGACAGTTTGAAATAGCTTACAAAAACAACAGCATGTATGGAACTTACGACAGCGGGTACGAAACCATATTCAGCTACGCAAAACTTAGTCAAGACACTGCTGGGCACCTAAATACATCTGGTACTAATGTCACCAACTATATGCGTGACCTAACTACTGGCAATTGGGGTTTTAGTATTGTAGAAACTGATGATGGTATAATGCACCTGTTCATTGGGTACACAACACCGAAACACAGCCCCCTGACGGCTGTCGGCACTTTGGATGCTTCTGATATTGCAAGGTACACCTCAGATGATGGTGGACTGAATTGGATGTTTGAAGAAGATGGTATCTTGGAGAAGTATTATGAAGGACCAACCCTCAGTGACTTTTTCCAAGTAGCCGTATCTGGGAACTGGTTTTACATGGGGCTTATGGAGCTTAATATCTCCGAGAGAACAAGGGGGTTCTACTCCCTAATCTCCAGCAACCAAGGCGCATCTTGGGTTCAAGGGTATCCAGCAGACTCCGCTACTGGCGCAGACGATCCGAATATACAAATACGTGAAAAACAAGGTTACCCAGGGAACCTGGCTAGTTCTGCCGTAGCAGATGGAGATGCCGTGTTTAGTATTTGCGGTTCACCAACGGGTGATGGGACATTCATCGTATACGCGGGGTATTGGGGATCATCGCCCGACCTAACGGTTGGTAGTAGGGTCGTACAGGTATTTACTGCTTACAGGACTGGTAAGTTACAAGCGGTAACGACAGGGTCTGTTTACCTTGGTACTCAATATTCATATTACAACACCCTCTACACACCCCAATCCATGTGCGCGGTAGCTGGGCCATCAGACGTATTCGTGTTTGCAAACGGCTACTTGGAAGGGTTTGACGCTTCTTCTGGCATAGTGACCGATATGGGTTGGGTAGGTTCTACTTCAAGAATAATACCAATCAATAAGATCGAAGACATTTCGATCTTTGGTAATGATGGGACTTCTCCATACTATATCAATAGGCGAACAGAAGGTTCTTGGTCTGCTTACTCTGGCAGAGAGCAAAGGGATTATCTTGGGATGATGGGTAGCCAAGCCTACACCCCTTCGTTCATTCGCGGAGTATGGGCTGGAGATCGCATCATTACAGCCCATAGGGCGTATGGCCCAACCGATACAAATACAGCCCTAGAAGGGACAAGGGTTCAAGAGTGGGGGGGGTGGTCTTATAAGCCAATTAGATCTGAAAACCCTTGGGCAAGCCCTTTCCCTAACGGTATGGCGTGTGCTTATTGGAACGCCTCTATGGGGTGCCCTAATGGCTCGGCAACATCGGCAACGATGCCTGTCAGCGCCAGCCGTTTTTGGTCAAGTCAGCGAGTCTCTTCTGGTTCAGGTGCAGCAACTATTGAGATTGATAATGAGGACTTACTTCTTGAGATCACTAGCGACCTAGACAATGTTAATAACAGATCCAACCTGAATAAGGTTTTCCCTGCAAATTCGACAGCAGGTATAACCCAAAGTATAGGAAGCAGGGGGCTTATTGCATGGACTGTCAATTTAGATCAAATGCAAGATGGTTTATCACCAGCAAGCCCAACATGGACAGCAACCACTAGCTATACTTCTGCTTTGGCAGATAATGGCCCCATCACTGGAGTGTCTGCTCGTATTGTAAACAGCTTCAACGGTACTGTAGGTGCTACCCGCCAAGCAGTCGTTACTGTGGACATGGTTAGAAGCGGAAGCAACTTTGTATTCCACGTTTACGATAGTGTAGCTGGTACCTCTTTGTGCGCTATTACTAAGGGTACGTACAACTCGACAATGGATTGTAGGCTGTCACTATATGATGATCGTCACCGTAATAGTGCTGCTGGAACAACCAACCAATACTGTGAGCTAAGTGTTGGCCTTCATGGAGTTCGGTACCCGCAATGGGTTTCGTCAGGAATGCTGACCTTGTCTTACGAAACAATGTCTAACAATGTAACAGAGCAAGAGGCCGTATGGTTTGGAAACTTGGGCATTGGGCCAACCCCAACTGGTAGTTCTACACCAGTAGTTTCTGAGTGGTCACAATTCATAGTATCTAGGCTGAACCAAGGAGGTTCATTAAGCCAGGTTGATTGGAATCAAACTACCAACAATAGGGGCTTCCCATGCACTCCTTATGGGCAGGACTTAGCCCAAGGTATTTCTGCAAGGTGGGGTGGCGATTCTGCAATGGCAAGGGATAACTTTGTTGGAAATATAGAGTTCCAATATGGAATAAATAAGCTACCACTTGCTTCTAAAAGGTTTGAATGGCGATCTAATAACTTAGGTTCTGGTGCGACTGAAACATTAGCTTGGCGTGCTGGAAATGCAGACGATGATGGCTATGTCCATAGCTTTTCACACAGGGCTTTTAGTGTCTGGGGGGCAAACACAAGGCTCCTTACCTTGAACTACCAATACCCAGGAGCAAGCACCACTATTTCTATAGATCTTTTAGAACACACAAGCTCTATAGTTAGCCTTGGCGATACGGGTGCTACGGCAACAATGAATTCCAAGCAGTCATTTCAGGTTCCTAATAATGATGCTCGTGCTTGGCGAGAAAATGAACTGGCTGGAAAATATGTTGATATCGAGGCATTAGACGGAAACAAACGATCATACATAATATCTGGCAACAGGGGTAACCTAGTGTCCATTACTGGACTCAATACCCTGATGCAAAATGTTATTTCCCCGCTTTCTACCTTGTTTATTTACAGTGGAAACAAAACAGTATTCTTTGCAGAAGATATGGAATACAACCAAATGTCATTAGCAATGACGGCAGGGGGGACTAACTCTACCAACCCAAATCCCCCAGAAGGTTATTTCAAGATAAGTAACATTGTAGCTGGTATGACTTTACCTTTCTCTGTTCCTTTAGATTGGAATTCTAGCCTTTCAGAAAAGGGTAATGTTTCTGTTTATACAGCTACTAGCGGCGTGCGGTCTGCTTATAAACAGGGTTCTCCAAGGAAAACTTTTTCTGGGCAAATAAGAGGCGATACAGAAGAGTGGCGCACTAGCCTCAGATCTATGGTCAACAAGATCTCTGAATACAGCAAAAACCCTTTAGTGTTGTGTTTGGATACGTCGTCACCAAGTGATGACAATACGATCTATTGCAGGTTCACTGCTGATACTAGTGATAAAAATGTTGGGTGGGCTTACAGCGAAGTTTCTAACAAATGGTACCAAGTGGGAGATACCACGGTTAAATTTGAAGAGGAAATTTAGGTGGCTACAAACCTATATACAGACCACCCAGCTTTTAGGGCTTGGGATAAAGATAGGCTTGGCGGCAATATGCTGGTCAGTGATTATTGGTCAGATTACTTACGGGTTGATCCAGATCTATCTCAATTAGTGATGTGTATAGAGGTTGTCTTTGGTGTAGACAAGCGTGTTTTTATATCCAGTAAGGAGTGCAATACGTTGTCTGCGGCAACTGGATTAGAATACAATTACTTACCTGTAATATCTGATGAGCCATCTATTTCTAATAGTGTTGATATTGGGAGTGGGAATAGTTCTGCACGCAGTTTTACCTTCAATCTACCTAATGAACTTGTAGATGCTGCATCACTAATATCTAAAGGGCGTATGCTTGCTGGAGTAGCTGAGGTTTCACTACAGTATGGTGGTGGCAACTACGACAATAGACTAGTTCTTATGCGTGGTGAAATGGATAATGGCGTTAACTTTTTCCCTAGTGATGGCGGCACTATCGAATTCAGCATTACTGATCCAAAAGAGTCAATGGACTTATCATTACCTCCTTACATTGTAGACAATGTGGCTTTTAGAAGCGCCCCTCCTGAGTCTATAGGGCGAAGATATCCCATCATAGCTAACAGCTACGAATGGGTTCCTTGTATTTGGGTTTACGGATCGGCAACTTCCCAAAAACTTATGGTAGGAGTTGGCACCCTCCAAGTAGACAGCACAGGTTCAGATAGCATTTATGTTGATGGTATAGCTTATGGTACAGGAGACATTACTTACGGTTGGTCTGTTTTTTATGGAACAGACGGTAAGGGTGTAGCTTACACGGGCATTACCCTGACCAACAACCCGTCTACAGAATACACTGAGGCCGTATACGTGAAGGTATCACGAGGGGCTTCCAGCCAAAATCCAATAAGCCAAGCACTGTACTTCCTTGAAGAATTCTCTGCCTTTGGAAAAACTAGCATCAATTACCAATCGTTTTCCTTAGCTAATAGTAAAGCAGCTTCATTGAGGTCTACAACATTAGTAAACTCTGGCAATAGCAACGACTCTACAACCCTTTCCTTTATAGAGAGTGGTTTGCTTAGCTGCTTCCCAATGATTTCTATGGCTTGGATGCTCGGTGGGTATGGCCCTGTTTATATAGATAGAAAGAGTACTAAGGTTGGGTTCGTGCTTGATGCTCAGTCTTACCCTGTGATGGGAAGAGCAACAGCAGTGCAAGAAACCGCAAAAAACAGATCTTATAATAGCTTCACTCTTGAGTATAAATTCAATGCAATGGAGAATATATACGAGGGTGTTGTTTTGGCTGACCACACGAACAATGCTCTTTGCAATGTTAGCGCTCAAAACATTGGGATGCGCCAACACTCCACTATCCAATGCCCGTATATAAACGATGATCAGACTGCTGGGCTAGTTATGGATTGGCTGGTTTCTCATTTGAGTTTACCGTCTTACTATGTTGAGTATGAATGTATTTCTAGTGCAATGTTCTCTGTATCTTTAGGGGACAATATTTCATTAACTGATAATGAATTTGGCTGGGAAAACGTGTCTGCAACAATAGTTTCTATTACTTACCAATCAGGGCGTGTCGTTTTAGGCGCTCGTATCTGGTCACCGTATTATGAAAAGTTAGACGGTGACATTTCAACTTACTCAATAGCGTAGCGCGTATAATATGGCGGCTGAAAAAGAAAGACTAGTCTTGCTAAATCGGGCGCGACACGCCCCGAAGTTGCGGGATGACGTCACAAGCGCAACCCCAAACGGCTATGTCTTAAAATGGGATCAGTCTACCCTTTCTTGGTACGCAGATTCCGACTCAGATGGTAGCGTAAACTCAGTTGTTGGAACTGCTAACCAAATCACAGCTTCTACTGTCAGTGAAGTTGTAACAATCGGTTTAGATCCAGACATACAAACCCAAAGCATGAGTTTGTCTGGAAATATTAGTGTTTCTGGTAAACAGATCGCAGGGTACACAACCCCAGGAGACTACCCATATTCTGTTAGCGTGACGGACTACATCGTAACCGTCGATACTGGATCGACAGCTAAAACTATAACGCTCCCTACAGCCTCATCGGCAGGAGAAGGGAGGATAATACACTTTGTAGACCAGTTACCAGGAGGGGGTGGCGCTGGTGTAAATAAGATTACGATCAACTCTGCCGACCCAACAGGAAGCGGCGGTATTGGGATAGCTGGAGCTAACAGTAAAATCATAGAAACTAATGGCGGGTTTCTTTGCCTTGTAAGCAATGGTCGCTCTACTGCCACAGGTGGCGGTTGGTTGATTATTAGCGCCAAACTCAGCAATTACGCTTTATTTGAAATTGAGAATGATCTTAGTAGCCAAGTGAACGGTATACAGACTATATTCAATACATCTCAAAGTTATAAAACTGGAAGCTTAGTGGTATATTTCAATGGAATGAGGCAAAGAACGGGTGAGGGGAAAGAGATTTCAGAGACAACCTCTAGCTCATTTACAACTTCTTTTGGTGAAGCGGCCCCTGCGGGTTCGGTCATCGTTGCTGTCTACGAAGCGCTTTAACTAAGTTATTTCATTTTAACAGTTTCAATATTGGACTTCGTCTGATATTGATCACCGCAGTTTGCGACGGGGGTTGCAAACTGTTCCTAATAAACCCCACTACGGAGTACATAATGGCCCTTCAATTCGTAACCTCGCAGATCAAAGATCTTGCGGTATCTAATGGTAAGATTGCTAATAATGCAGTCAACGCCTCAAAAATGGATCTGACAGCATCCTATAACTTTACAAGCGGTACTCTGACAGTAGGGACACCTTCTGCTGATTCTGAAGTAGCGAACAAAGCCTATGTTGATGCAATCGCACAAGGTCTTCACTGGAAAGACTCTGTAGCTTGTGTTGCTGCTGGTAACATTACGCTATCTGGCACACAGACTATTGATGGCATTTCTGCTGGTGTTGGTGATCGCGTCCTTGTAAAAGGACAGACTGCTGGTGCAGCAAACGGTATCTATGTTGTCGCTGCTGGCGCATGGTCGCGTTCCACAGACATGGATGCAGCGGCAGAGTTCCCTGGAGCGGCAATGTTTGTCCGCGCTGGTACAGCAAACGCTGACTCTGGTTGGGTTTGTACTAACGACACGGTAAATGTTGGCGTAACTTCTGTAACTTTTGCACAGTTCTCTGGGGCTGGACAGATTGTTGCTGGCGCTGGACTTGCTAAATCAGGAAACACTCTTAGCGTCAATGTTGATGGCTCATCATTGGAAATTGATGGAGATAATCTTCGAGTAAAGGCAAGCGGAATTACTTCTGCTATGATTCTTGACGGAACTGTTGTCAATGCTGACATCAACGCTTCTGCTGCTATTGCTTACAGCAAGCTGTCGT